AGGCCATACAAGTTACAAGAAGTAATTTAGGAGAGGTAGAATGGTTCACTAATGGTGAAATAAAATGTCAAACAGAATCTTTTACGCAGAGTGGACAATGTGAAATTTGGTGTTATAAAGGTCAAGGGACATTTTGGTTAATTGAAGGAGGTTACATTTTAAAAAATAAAAAAAGTGTTTTAATGATAATGACTGAATATGAATTTAATTCTTTACCTTCTTTACCTTCTTTACAATCACCTAAAAAAGTTTCTATATGGGAAAGAATATTAAACTTATTTAATTTTAGAAGATGATTAATATAGACGAATTGTGGGAATCAGAAGAGTTGAGTGGTACGTATTTTACGGAGGAAGAAAGATCACCTATAAGTGCTAAAATAAAACAGATGCAAGATGAACTTGTTGCAAGATTAAATCCTGAAATAAATGAATTTGCAGATGAAGAAAAACCATTAACAGAAAAAGAGATTCAAGCTCAAAGAAGAGCAATGAGATTTAAATAATAAGAATAAAATAAATAAGAATAATATGAGAGAAAGAATGCAAATTATAGATATAGATAATATATCTTACAAAAGTCAGCGATTATTAGATTTTCAATTTGACAATGCTACTAAAAGTCTAGAAGAATATTTTGAATGTAAAGTAACATTTAATAAAGAAACTGATACTTTTATAATTATTAAAGGTAATGATGTACTAGAAATAAAGGATATAGATTATCTTTTAATGGATCCACAAGGAAAGCTTAGCTATAAAAAGTATAATAATATAGCTTTATCAATATCTACTGAAGAAATAGATGACTTTTGGAATGATATATTAGAAGTTGAACAAAAAGAGTCATTTAGTATAAATCAAAAAATTTATGCATTTAATAAATTCTTTATGCGTAAGTATCATAATTTTAAATTTGAAGAAAGATATAAATTTTATAATGAAATATTTAATATATTGCCTTCAGACTTTAAACATAAACATCCAGTGACAGAGACTGATTTTATGTGGATTGCAGATCGTTTACAAAATAACTTGAATAAGGAAGAAAAAATAAAATTTATAGTAAATTTAAATTTATGAGAATGATTGTTTGTGCTGAATGTAGTTCAGTAGTAGTGGCCACAGAGCAGAAAGAAATTGAAACATGTAAATGTGGAGATTGTAAAATGGTATTTGAAAATGGTGCCTATTTCTACTCCGGGGAAAATGCAATTGCATTAGGTGTAGATGATGTTACTTTGGTTAAAGCTCTTACAATGTCTAAAGAACATGATAAAAATGTGAATTGTCTAGCTTTTATTATAAGAGATTCAGACCCTAAATTTTATAAAATTCCAAAACTTTAATTTAAAGTACTTCTCGTTTAAAAAAATATGTTGTATATTTAATGTATGAAAGCATTAATATATAAAATAGTTCTCGTAATACTTTTTAGCTTTAATTGTAAAGCACAAACAAAAGTATATACAATCAGTATAATCTCAGATTTTTCTTGTACAGATAATAAAGCAATAGCAGAAGCTAGTGTATTAAGAATAAATGATTTCTTCTTAAAATATAATATCAGATTTGAAATAAGTAATTATGCAGTATCTAGTGTAGCAGCTAAAGATAAAACTTTAGATAATACTTTAGAGCAGTTCTGTAATTGCAATGCAAGAGATAACACTATAACTTTAGCATTAGTTGGAGAGCATAATGGACGTAAGCTTGGTATAGCATATTTTGGAACATTTGGAACAAGATATAGTTGTGCTGTTGTAGATCTTAATGCTGTAAGTGGGGATAAAGAAACTTATGTTATAATACATGAAATACTTCATCTTATGGGTTTAAGACATTCAAACGACCCTAAAAATATAATGTGTCACTTTACTAATTATAATAACGTTACTGCGGAACAAGAAGAGATAATAAAGCAGTACGGATATATTACAAAATAATTTCAATTAAATTTTTTATATTTGTGTTATGGCAGTTTTATACAAGAAGAAAAAGGTGAAATCCACTAAAGTAAAATCAAAAAATTCTTTAAGCGATTTTGATGATAGAATGAATCATCGTACACATGAAGTAAAGTTAAAACGAGTTCCATTTATACAAACTAAATAAGAAATGATATGGAATATAATGAAAAAGTATTCTTCAATGCGGGAGATGTTGTAAGAATAAAACAAAAAATAGATGCTCCTGATATGGTTATAAGCCATATAAACAAAATTCACCAAAGAAGCAACGATTTAACTAAGCCTAAATTAATAGGTATTACTTGCTTTTGGTTTTCTTCGGATCATAAATATCAATGTCAATTGTTCAGTACTAAAGATTTAGTACATGTACATAAAGCTGACACAGGTGTTAAATTGCCACTAGTAGAAAAAACTAAAATTCAAAAATAAATATCATGCTAAAGTTTGTAGTTAACAGGGACAAGGTCGTTCTTGATAAAAACATTATACTTATAGATGAGTTTAATGATATTATCAAATTCGGTATAAAAAAGAAAAATGAAGATTTATCAAATTCTTTATTATTATATGTGTTCTTTTGTTGCGATTTAACAGAAGACAATTTCATGAAAGATGTTGATTTTAGACAAAAACCAACACAAGCAAAATCTAGAGCTTTTAAAGATAAGAATTATAAATTTTCTAAAGAAGAAGAAAAATTAGTTAATGCTGCAATTGATGCGTATAACTTTTTTAATGAAACTGCAGGTGAAAGATCTGATATCGCTTTAGATAAGAAAATTGATGAGGCCCGTGTTAAATTAGAAGAGACTACTTTAGAGGTTATACGTAATGTTAACCCTCAAACTATGGAAGTAAAGTTTGTTTCTAATGAAAGCATAATTACAAAGATAGCAGAACAGATAGATTCTTTAATGACTTTAAAATTAAAGATGAAACAAACAGCAATGAAAATACAAAACACTTCTCGTGTTAAAGGTGACAAAGGTTCATCATTAATTGAAAGAGGTGTATTTGCTAATTTAGCTAAAGCTGATGAGTAAAATAGTAACTAAAAAACATAAAGAAAAAGCAAGAACTGCAAGGCATCCAGAGACCTTACAGATAAAAAATAATTATGACCGTTTTGGTTTAGATTTTTTTAGAAAGGAAAGTTCTGGTAGAATATTCAATTATAATTTCGATGTTACTGATACTGATGAAAAGTTAGTTGGAATATTCACAGGAAAAGAAGATATAAAATTAACTAACTATTTAGTTTATAGACCATTACCAAAAGAATTGTTAGCTTGGAGAACTCCACCTAATGTTCATGGTGATAGCATTGATATGGAAGATTTTTATACTTCTATTATAAAGCATTGTATAAACGGTGTATGGGTAGATGGAGAGTATTATAATCCACTATTTATGTACTTCTTAAATATATTTGTATTTCCAGTATATAAGTTAGATGAAGACGGTCAGCCATTAGGTGAGTTTGAATTAAGTCATCCATTTTACTGTAATATAGATAGATATATTTTTGATGTAACATGGAAAGCATATTTAAATTTTCATGATGTATCTATGATGGGAGGTCGTGGTATTGGTAAATCTTTTATTATTGACGCTATCATAGATCGTGCTTATAGATTATTTCCTAATTCACATTGTATTGTTTCCTCTACAAATGAAGAAATGACTAATGAAGCTTGGAGAAAAGTTGATGAGTGTATGGAAGCTGTAGAAAAACTTCATAGAACTCTAAAACATAAAAGAATAGATGGTGGAGATAGTGATTCATTAATTCAAAGTGGTGAAACAATTATTTTATCAGATGGTACTTCAGAATCAAGAGGTTATCTTTCTAAAATAGAAAAAGTATTATACGGTATTCGTCCAGGTAAAACTCGTGGTAAACGTCCTGATTGGCAACATATAGAAGAGTTTGCTGCATTTCCTCCATCACATCAAAAAGGATCTTTAAAAAGATGTATAGCTGAATCTCGTGGTTCATGGTGGGTAGGTGGATCTTTGAAGAAGTGCACAGTATTATATACAGGTACAGGTGGATCTGTTGAAAATGACGAGGCAGAAGATATATTTTTGAATCCTACAGCTTATACGATTGAACCTACTTATGATTGGGATAAAACATGTGGTATATTTATACCCACACATTTAAAACGTTCAGGTACTTGGGAAGAAACTGGTTGCCCAGATATACAGACTGCAAGTGATGAAGTAGATATTGAAAGACAAGCTGCTATGGGTGATCCTGAAGGTTATACTTCTTTAATACAAGAGTTTCCAAAAACTTTAAAAGAAGTATTTATGCGCAGGGGTTCTAATATATTCAATCAGAATAAGTTAGCAGAACAACGTGTAAGATTATCTGGTACTCAAGCAGATTTAATAGCAGAAGGAATACCTATTCCAGAACGAGGTGATTTAGTTTGGGTTAAAGAAGATGGTACACATAAAATATTAGGTGTTAAATGGATACCAAGTAATAATGGAGATTTTTATATTTTAGAGCATCCACATTGGGTCACAACATTAAATGAAAACGAAAGAGGAGTAAAACTAAAAGATTTATATGTGGCTGGTTGTGATAGTATTGACCAAGGTAATAAAGATTCTGCTCATGCTACTGATAGTAAAAAAGGTTCTGAATTAGCTATTCTTATTAAGAAACGTATATTAGACGGAAATTATTTCTCAGGTACTTCAAATAGATATGTGGCCAAATATAAGAAACGTTCTGATGATGTTCGTGATGACCATGATAATGCTTTAAAATTAGCTATTTATTATAATGCACCTGTAAATATAGAGTATACTAAAATTGGTATCGTGTCACATTTCAGAGCTAGGGGTTATTATGACTTATTAATGAAACGTCCTACTATTGCTAGAGGTGATGCTGACCCAAATAAAATTTCAAATCTAATTGGTACTCAAGCTTCTACACCTATGATTGATCATATGGATAATAAGACTAAAGAATATATTGATGATAATTACGATCAAATGTTTTTTACGGATCAATTAGAACAATGCCAAAACTATAATAGTGAAGATAGAACAAAGTTTGACATGGTTATAGCTATGGGATTATGTGAGTTAGCAGATGAAGATAAGTTAGGTTCTCTTGTAAAAACTAAAGTAAGAGAAGAAGATGGTTTTCAAGCGTTTGGATATTATACAGATCAAGATACAGGATTTAAAAAGTTCGGTGTTATACCAGGAAAAGATAAAAATGGTGACACTAAAGAGGGAATGCTTAAGAGAGAACAAGAAGCTGCTTTGAAACGCTCAAGACAAGAATTTGATGAAAGTGGTGGAGTACGTTGGATTGATCCAAATAGCAGATTATTTGGTTTAGATTAATCTTGGAAGATTAAATTTATTTTATTATTATTGGAAATGGCATTGATTTACAAATTTCAAGAAGGAAATAAATTAAAACTGCAATCTGATAACACTTCAGTTGTAAATAAGAAATTTCCAAAGAGTTTAGCAGAAGCAAAACTAGAGGGTAAAAAATCTATAGAAGCAGAAGCTAGAATACAAGCTGAACAACTTGTCGCAAGAAAAAATGCAGAAGCTAAAGAAGCTAAATACCAAAAAGATTTAAAAGAAGGCAATGTTCCTTGGTACCAAAAGAAGGTTAGTGTTGTGAATAATACTCCTGAAGAAAAGATTGGTATACATGGTGAATTAGCTAAATTACAAACAGTAAAGAATCAAAGATCAACTCAAGAAAAGTTAGATGATGCTGCTTTAGAAGTTATGACTTCAATAGTGCCAGAATTACCTTTATTGAAGTATGTAAAACCAGCTTCTAAATTAATTAAGAAAACTCCTAAAATCGAGCCAGAAATTGTAGAAAACAAATTATCAGAGCTGTACAAAAAATTTGATAACAAGAATAGTTTTAATTACAAAAAATATAAAGGTACTGATGCACCCTATAATGTACCAAATAGAACGACATTAAATTTAGAAAGTGTGGGTGAAAATACTATTGATGGTAAGACTATTGATATAAATAATCTTGTAAATAAAGTAAATGAGTCTGAACAGAAATCGAAACTTATTCATAAGACTTCTGAGGTACCAGTCACAAGAGATGCTTCAGTAACCGAATTAAGATCTATTGCAGATTCACAAGAAATGCTAAGACATGCTGAAGTTCCAGCGTCAAATGCAGAACATATTGTAAAAGTAAATAATAAATATTATGACACTAGCAAATTAACCACAGAGGAATATGATTTATTAGAAAAGTCTGCACTAAATAGCTCCGAACAATTAGCCTCGTATCATGCATCATTTATTCCTAAAGAAACTTTAAAAGAAGTTGATAGATTTGGTAAAAAAGAAAGATTAGTTAGAACAAGCTTTGTTACTAATCCTGACGAGGCAGCTATTGATAAATTATTAAAATCACAAAAATTACAAATAAAATATAATAAAGGAAAGCCTCAAATAGTAGGCAATTCAGAAGCAGAAATGAAAAGAATTTTCAAAGAAGCAGATGAACTAGGAATTAGCCCAGATGATATCTTAAAAAGAGTTTTATTGAACAGTTTAGATGCTAACAAAAAGGGTGCATACTTAGGTAAACCATTTTATTTAAATCCTAAGAATCCACAGTCAAGTACCAGGGCAACAATATTTTCTAATCCAGATTATTATAAAGCATTTGCAAAAGATTTAAATGAAACTGGTTCAATGGGCGGTAAAGCAATTCATACTAATCCTGCAATTCAATTGAGAATTGACCAATATAATGAATTTATAAAGCATTTACCAGATAATGATCCTAAGAAGATGTTATTTCTTGAAAAAATGGATAAATTAAAAAAGACTGGGATTGATGATTTCACTAATGAATTTAAAAATAAATTATCTGGTAAAGAAGCAATGTCAAAAGTTTCTTTTAATAAAAAAGGTGGTTTAATTTATAAAACGTTTTAATATTATCTTGATGATTTAATTTTATTTTATTATTATTAACTACAATAAGAAAAATAAGATAATATGAAAAAAATTCAATCAAGTGACATTAAGCCTGTAGGTATTAATCTTTCTGTAGAAATTAAAATCACAGAAAAAGAAATTAACGGTGTTAAGACAGGTAAGAAATTAGCAAGTAAAGTTCAAACAGAACAATACATGGGTAAGGTTCTAGCAATGGGAAAAGGTGTAAAAGACAAATCTCAATGCCCAGAATTAGAAGTAGGGGACTATATTATTTTTGACCAATTTGCAGGTGCTGTAGCAAATACAGATGACTGCTACACAAAAGTAATAGATGGATATAATGTAATTGCAATTTCAAAAGAAGAAGATATGAATAAAGATACGATAAAACCAGCTAATGATAGAATCCTGGTAGAAATTTTAGATGAGAACTTTTCAGTTAACGGTGTAGAATACGAAGCAAGTATTGATCCAAGAGATAAAGTTACTCAAAAAGGTTTAGTTTTAAAATGTGGAGTTAATGCAGAAGAAGTTACAGAAGGAGAAATTGTTTTCTTTGAACCTTATGCAGGTAATTTAATTATAAATGAAACTGAATTAAAATTGAAAACATTAAATTATAGAGATATTTTATATAAAATATAATGATCGACTTCCAATCAAATCTCAACATTGAAGATATCCATGTATCAGAAAAGGATAAAAACAGTATTGATTACATAAAAAAGAAAACAGATTTTCTTATTGCTAGTTTAGTAAAAGAGGATTTAAATATTCGTAAATGTAGAGATTTGTATGATGGAAAACGTGATCCCAAAGAATACGAATACTTACAAAGTGTTTATGGTCTAGAGACTCCTATGTCTCTAAAAATGACACCGTTAATCAAGACTCGTATAGATGTGTTAATTGGTCTTTTATTAGATGAAACTTTTAAATATCAGGTATCAGTAAGTGATGTAGATACTTTAGATAAAGTTTCACAAGAAAAGATGAAAGCTGGTTATGAAGCTGTTATAGCTCAATTTCAGTTACAAAATGAAGCACATCAACAACAATTAAAAAATGGTCAACCTGCTACAAATGATTTATTAACTGCAAAAATATTAGCAGATATAAAGAAAAGAATAGACAAATCATTTGTATCAGAATTTGAAAAAGTAGCACAACATTTAATTACGTTTTTTGAACGTGATAAAACAATAGAATTAAGACAAAAATTAAAGCAATTATTTTTAGATTTATTAGTTACAGGTAAATGTAATTATAGAACATACGTAAGAACTATAGGAGAAGACCCTGTTTTAGAAGTATGTAAACCAGAGAATGTATTTTTTAATAAGAATACAAATTATCAATTTTTATCATCAGGTAATAAACCTAACGTTACAGCTGTAGTTCACAGACATTATATGACTCGTGGACAAGTACTTACAGAATGGGGGCATGTTATGACAGATGATGATAAGAAAAAATTATTTGGGCGTGGCTACACAAGTTCAGGAGGAAGTAATATAATTACATCTCCTCAACAAATGGAGTACGTTTACTCTAGACAACAAAATAATAACATACATAATCAGCATACTTATAATATGTTTGATACTGTAACTGTTTACCATACAGAATGGCTTGCTAATAATGAAGTTGAATATACAGAAGAAGAGCAAGTAGATAAACAAAATGTAAATGCTACCACAAAAAGTAAGTATTTTCCTTTAAGAACAGGTACAGGTAAGAGTAATAAAAAGGGTTATAGATTGAATAGATACGAATCAATAAGAATTGATTATGATATTTATTTAAATTGTGGAAAAAGTTTACATGAGCCAAGAAGTATTGGTGCTCCTGCATATACTACATTAAGTTATAATGGAGTTGCTTATAATGATAGAAATGGCACACCATACTCATTAGCTTATTCATTAAAAGATTTACAAGATTTATATGATATCACTATGTTTCATAGAGATAATCTTATAGCAAATTCAGGAGTTAATGGTTCTCGTATTAATTTAGCTGGTATACCAAAAGTATTAGGTCAAAATTTCATGGAACGTTTATTGAAGTTTGTGGCTTTAAGAAAACAAGGTGTTGAATTAGTAGATCCTACAGAAGAAGGCGCAAGCTTATTTCAACATTATGGAGACTTTAAAGCTTCATTAGACGGAAATTCAGTTCAAGCCTTACAAATAGTGTTAGAATCTATTGAGAAACAAGCTGATATAACATCAGGTGTTAATAGATATATGTATCAAGCAGCAGAACAAAGAGACGCTGTTAGTAACGTTAAGACTGGTATTAAACAAACTTCTTTGATAGTTAAAGATACATTTGAATTAATTTATAATATTCGTGAAAATATGTTAGCTGATTTAATTAATCAAGCTAAGATAACTTATATTAAAGGTAAACGTGGTTCTTATGTTGTTGGTACAGGTATGACGTTGTTTAATGTTTTACCAGAAAATTTCTGTTTTACAGACTATAATATTCATATTATAAATGTAAACAGAGATGCAGAAAAAATTGAAAGAGCAAAATTATTATTACCTGAGTTAATAAGTATGAATGCTGTTGATAGTAGTATTGCTTTAAAGGTTGGTATGTCAGACTCAGCTACTGAAATAATTGAGATAATTGACGAAAGTATGGCTATTAAGAAAGAAGAGAATAACCAAATTAAACAATTATCAGAACAAGCTAATCAAGCAGGTCAACAGGCTAAAGAATTACAAGCTAAATTACAAGAAGCTGAAGCTAAACTTGCTAAGTTAGAACAAAGTAATTTAGCACTGTTAAACAGAGAGCTAGACATTAAAGAAAAACAAATGGAGAATCAGAATAATTACAATCAAGATAATCTTGCTCTAAACAAAATGATTGCCATTGAAAAGAATAAAAAGGATGCACAAGTTATACAATTAGAACGTGAACAGATTTATGCAGAAAATGCTTCTGGGCCTTCTAGAGAAGTTAAAAACGATATATAATGGGTTTAATATATAAATACCAAGTAGGAAATAAATTAAAGACTAATAAATTATTAGACGATTATAGTAAAGAATTATCTACTATAAAAAGTAAAGCAAATAAATTAGATAGAAAGTCTGATGATTTTTGGAGCTTAGGTTTAACACAGATTGCAGAAATAAAAAAGAACAATAAAGTATCTGATAAAGAGTACGAAGTAAAGGCAAAGGTATTGCTTAATAACATAAATAAATTAAGAAATAAATAATGGATATTAGAATAGTAGAAACATTACCAATGTCAGGAGCCTTATCTGACGCATTCTATAAACTAGATGGTACAAAAGAAGGTGTGAGTTTAGATTGGAGTTATGTAAATAATTCTTTTGACTTAATTGACAGAAATATTGATTATTCTAAATTACCAGTACAATTAGCAACTTTTGATGTTAATGGTGCTTTAGTAACAGATGGGTTAGTTAAGAAAGCTTTTTTAACTTATAATAGTATTAGTTGTCAAACTAAAGAAATTATTGAAACTGTTGTAATGGAATCTTCTAATGAAGCAAGTCCTACGCAAGAAGCAGGGTATTGTAATTCTAATGAGTGGGTTTATCAGCCGGCTAATTTCAGATTACCTGCAGAATTACAGAATGGTTTATCAAATGATTTATTAACATGGCCATATCCTTGGAACGAAGGAGTGACATTAGTAAAAACATTTTTAAATTCACAATCTAATACAGTGCAACCTTTATACACTGCTTATTACAGAAGACCAACTATGACTTCATTTGAATTAGCTAATGCTGAAGGTTCAAAAGTATATACTGATGGGTGGTATTCAAGCTATATAGCAGCAGTTAAAACTTATGGAGCTGCTAGTCCAAACCCTGCTTTACCTTTGACTTGCTCTGCGGGGATGATATTATATTATAATAATGCGTTTTATGTAAATTTAACTGGTACTTGTATAGAATTAGGTCAATTATTTATAACTGACCCTTTAGACCCTTTAGCAACTGTTGACAGCGCATTACCAGAATATGATACAATTAATTGGTCAGGTACTCCTACATTTCAACAATGGATGGATTTCTTAAAAAGTAACTACTACGATACTTTTAGTGCAGGAGGTATGAACCAAAATAATTATTTTAATGGTACATTATCTCCTAATTTGAGTAGCGGTTATTCTGCTACATTAAATCAGAATACTTCTACAGTAGGAGTAGGTTTATCAGGTGATGAAAGTCCTTCTTCAATAGTTACTGCTATGGATAGATGTTATTATACTGAATGTAATCACTTAGCTACACCAGAATTAAATGCTGCTATACTATTAGAATTGAAACAATTATGTGGATGTTGTGCAGATAATAAATTTGGTATGAGTCATATAGAAGTTTGGGTTAAATTAAAAGGTAAACGTGAGGCTGCTTTTATTTATTTTAATGAAGACAACTTTAAAGAAGCTCAAGCTATTATAATAAGTTCACGCCCTCATTGTACTGTGAATTTAGCTAATAAATCTTGTAATATAAAATTTGGAAGTTCATGTTGTTAAATTTTTTAAACAGCTATCAGAGTACTATAGATAGTGCTTATTTAAAGGTAGCAGACATACACAGCAAAATTGCAGCTAAGGAACCATTTGTTGGTAATGATAAAACTTTAGATAGATTATATGCTCATGCATTATTAATGCTAGGTATAATCGAAGTTTTAGAAAACGACGATAACGCTAACCCTATGGGTAATGAAACTTTTTTAAATGATTTAAACTTCTTATTAACATTAAACTATTAACAAAATGAAAGAGAATAAAAGAAATCCTAGGTTCTTTAATAATATATCACATCCTGACACGGATAGTAGAGGTATAGAATTAAACATTCAAGGTTTAAACGTAATACCAAACTTAATGTTTGACCATACACGTATGCAATATACTGTGGCTGTTGGTGATTTGAATCCTGTTTCAATGCAAAATTTTATAAATGCAGATGAACGTTCTTTACATACACTTGTATTAAATAATTCAGCAAATATAGGAGCAAAGAATTTTATATTCACTAAGAATTATGTGTTTTTAGATGATACTATAGTAAGTAATACAAAGACAATAGACGCAGGAAAAACAGCAGTTTACTTTGGAACTATTACTTTAGGTAAAATGTATTTAAGAACATCAGTAGAAAGTACAAACTAATATAAATAAATTTATTTATATTCAAAATTATAAACCAATAAAATAAGAAATAATATGGCAAATGAAGAACACGTAGATATTGATGATCTACACAACGAAGAAGAAGTAATCACTCCTACTAATAATAATGAAGAAGAGGAAGATGATGATTCAAACACAGATCTAGAAGACGATAACACTGATGATCTAGATGATTCAAATAAAGAAGATTCAGATACAACAGTATTAACAGGAACAGAAAAGTTCTTAGCTCAATATGGTATCATAGGTGGTATGATTGAGTTTGAAGATGGTACTAGTAAACACTATGAAGACTTAGATCAAGATGAACAATTTAATGTTTTAAAAAGTATTGCAGAAGGAGTTAAAACACCTATTGAAGCAGAATATGATTTAGACGGAGAAGAAATTGAATTGTTAAATTATATCAGAGATCAGAAAAAACCAGTAAATGAAGTATTGCAAGATATTTTTGCAGCACAGTTAGAAAAAGTTGAAGCGTTAAGAAACATTGTCAATGAAGATTATGTTACTATGTCAGCAGATTCTGTATACTTAAAATGGTTAAAAGAATCTGACCCAGATGCTACAGCAGATGAATTACAAGAAAATTTAGAGGCTGCAAAAAAGTTAAAAACTTTTGATAGAACTGCAGAAAGTTTAAGAAAGGGTTTTATACAAGAACAAGAAAGAGAAATAAATGCAGAAGAAATTCGTTTAGCAAATGAACAAGCCAAAGAATTAGAAGCAGATAGAGAGACTATTGTAAATACTGTTGAAGGAATTAAGAGCATTGCAGGTTGGGAAATTTCTGATGAACAAAAAAATGAAATATTAGGTGACTTATTAGAAGTAAATTCACAAGGCGATTCATTGTTTATGGAAAGAGTATTTTCTAATCCACAAAAATTATTTGAAGTTGCTTGGATGGAAAAATTTGCAGATAAAAATTTCAATGTTATGGCTGAACATTACAAAAATGAAATTAGTGAAGCATATAAACGTGGTAAAAACGATGGAATGAAAGGTTTACCTGGTGGTCCAATTAGAGTAGGTGATAATAAAACTTCTTCTAAAACAACACCTGCAGTAGCTAACAGAGAAAAAGTGAATGCAGTTGATATAGACGACTTACATAGAGACGAAGATTAATTTAAAAACTTAAAGTTATTTAACCTTAGAGTTAAAAACAAACTATTATAATTAATAAACAAAGGTAGGAACTACCTACCAAAAAACAAAAGAAAAATAAAATAACGTATGAAAATCGTAGACAAAGCAGTAGTTGTTCAGAACATGAGTTCAACTAAGACCGTGCAAAATTTCGGTCAATTGTTAGGTTTAAAACCTCACAAATTAGGTCAAGTGGTTACAATGTATCCGCACTTGGCAATCAGTGTATTAACAGATGCCTTAAAAAACATCTATTACAATCCTAAAAAAGGAAGTGGATCTTACACTCCAATTAACTCAATGGCCATTGAATGGGATATTGATGTTAACTTCATCAAAAAAGTAAAAGTTGTAGGTGCTATTACAGGTACAGGCGTAAACAAAGTGGTTGAAAAAATTCACTTAGAAGAGCGTTACTACGATAAAAATGATACATTTACGTTAGAGAACAAACAAATGTTATTTGTTGTTGCTACACCAAAACGTATCAATGTTAAACGTTGGGAATACCAAGTTACTTTAGTAGGAAATGATTTAACGAAAGCTATCGACACAACTTATGCTGCTGCTGGTAAAACTACTCGTTACCGTTCAAACTACTACCCTGAATTATCTGAGCGTGGATATACTAAGTATACTACTAACTCTGAGACTCACCGTAACTACATTTCTCGCCACCGTGCATCTGTAGATTGGTCTTCTGATTTTGCACGTACTGAAGAATTATTCATCGATGCAGGTAAAAACAAAGATGGTGATTCTCAATACTACAAATTGAATAAAAAAGAGAAAGAGTGTATGGATCATTATTTAATGAGCCGTGAGAACTCTTGTATCTTTGCACAAACTAACTACGATATTAACGGTAAATGTCTAGATCAAGATGAGCATGGACGTGATATTCCAATGGGTGATGGTGTAATTCCTCAAATTGAGCGTTACTGCGATAAATTTGCTTATTCATTATTAACTTCAGATGTATTAGATGACGTTATGAATGCTATGATTGAAAAATCTGACATTCCAACTGGTAATACTTATGCAGTAGTTTGTAATGAACGTTTATACCAACACTTTGGTAAGTTAATGAAATCTGACTTACGTTTCCAATCTCCTTCTGATGGATCTTATTTCTACTCTAAAGGTGCTAAAGGAACTGTAAAAGTTGGTGCTCATTTTGATAGTTATACTTTCCAAGGTAATACTATTACTTTCATGCCAGACAGAGCTTTATCTCAAGAGTATCCTGATTACGCTTACGGTGTTTTCTTAGATACAGGTGCAGATTTAGCTTCAGGTCGTCCAAACTTAGCTATGTTTACTTTAGAAGGATCTGAGATCATTTCTGGTAACTTAAACGGTATGGGTATGCAAGATGGTAAATCTAGTGGAGAAGTTTCTACTTCTGTTGCTGGTAGCTCTTACCATTTAATGGGCTTTGGTGGATGCGTTATATTTAACCCTTATAAGTCCTTTATACTACTTGAGAGCGTATATTAATAGAAACAATTATAAAATAAATTTAAAGGCTGGTAGAAATACTGGCCTTTATTATTTACCTTTGTATATTAAAATAAATTAGTAATATTTAAACTATAAACTTAAAAATAAGAAAAATGTCAAAAGAATTATCTACAACAATCGATCAAATCGAAAACGGCACAGCTGCCGACAAAATCATTACTTTAAAATCCGTTTTTAAAGCAGGTAAATTTACAGTACAACCAGCAAAAGATCCAACTAAGAATTGGTTTCACGGTGTACCTCGTCTATCAGAAGACGAAAAGAAAAACTTAAATTATTGGACTTCTCCAGATTCTAAATTAGTTTTACAAGACAATTACGAATTTGATTTAAATGATGAGATTCATGCGGCAAATTGGAAATGGGTTAAACATTTACCTTGTGTAGCTATGAGTTTTGAAGAAGCTCAAAAAACTCCATCGGCTCAATTCTATGTGTATATTGCAGGACGTGAAGCACGAGAAGCAAATAAGACTAGTGATTTAAAATATAATGCAATAAAATACATTATGGAAGATTCTCCAGTAAATTATGAGAATCGTGCATTAATTTTAGGTAGTGATTTAGCAGGCGAGTCTCCTGAAGAAATTAAAAAGATTTTAATTGAGATTGCTGAACGTCAGCCTACAAGAGTTATTCATGCATATGAGGCTAAAAACTTGTCTATTAAATTATTATACTTACGTGCAAAACAAAAAGGTATTATTAAAATGCAAGATGGTATGATCTTATTTGGTTCTAACGTGTTAGGAGTAAATGAAGAAGGCGCATTAGCATCTTTACAATCTACAGATCACAAAGAAATGTTAAAATTACTTGGTGACGAAGTTGAAACATCATTGCGTTTAGAAAGTGATGAGACAGGTAAATCTAAAAAAAGTTGGAATTTCAATAAATAATAAAACATGACAGAAAGAGGTGCATACGAAGCAATCCTTACTGAATTAAGAAAAAATAAAGCTCCTCATGTTCATCTTGAGGACTTTATTTATTTTATGAGTAAAGGAATTCAGGAGTTTATAAACGAAGAATACGGGAGATTTGAGACTACTCAACAAACTTCAGATGCGCTTAATTCAATAACGTCATGGTGTAATTTTAAATTTAATTATACAAATGCTAATAATCCGTTAGTTGCGACTACAGGTAATACTTTACCTAATATGACTCCAGTAAATTTTATTACGGGAGATAGATATAATAGTAAATTTGTACAAGTTAATTTACCATTTGATTATTTACATTTATTAAATTGTGTAACAGATGTTAAAACATTGTTTAATTATTCTTGTTTTGGTGTTGGTTATATGCATTCTTATGGTTCTAAAAAATTAAATGCAGACAGTGCTAGCGGTGTTATGAGCAACGCTTGGTTACGCCCTGACTTTAACAACACGTTTTATAAGATGTTAGACCATGCTAATACTAGCGGTTTTACAGCTCAATCTAATAATACAATATTATCTCCAGATGTACAAATATTTTATGGTAAAAGTTCTAAGTTCAATGTAGATAACATATATATTGAGTACTTAAGAAAACCTAAAGCAATTACTTTAACAAGTAATCAAATAGATTTACCATCAGATACATCAGCACAGTTAGATTTCACAGACTATGTTTGTAATGAAATAGTAAAGAGAGTAGTAAAATTAATATTAGAGAATAGTAAAGATCAAAGAATACAAACATTTGTACCTGTTAATTCAAGTATTAAATCGTAATTGTACTTTGAAAATTAAAAAAATATTTTTAAAATTAAAACAGTTTTGGGGACACCAGCTCCATTTATAAATCATATAAACCGATATTATATACTGGTACAATAATATCACAAAAACAAAATAAAAAATGTTTACATTAGGAGAAAAGTTTCGTGTCTTAAACACGAGTTCAGATGTCACTTTGTTTGATGGAGCTACGGCTTTGACTACAACTGCATTAGTAGCTGCTGCTGCAAAAGCTACAACTTTCATTAAAATCAAAGGCTTTGGTAAGTTTGACTTAGCAAGTATGACAGATTTTCGTGGAGTACGTGCTAAAGCTGCCGCGGTTGAAGTTGCTACACACGTAGTAGTTGCACCTGTAGGTGTTGCTATTGGTAATGTTATTGAAGCTCGCATCACATTAAACACAGAGCGTTATGAAGGTGAATTAGCTAATAACTATATCACAGGAAGCCGTCCAATTGTTATTCAAACGGCACCATTAACTGCTATTGCTATTAATGACATTGGTGCTGCTATTGATGCTGCTTATGTTAAATACAAGTCTTTATTTAACAAAAGTAACAATGTATTATCTACATTAACTAACGTTGCTGGTACTTTAACTAGTACAATTGCTACAGGTTATGAAGGTGTTGCTGTTGCTAAGATTGAAATTTCTATTTCAGCTCAAGGTTCTGGAACATATCCAAAAACTACTTTAGTAAAAACGGTTACAACTGCTGGTACTCAAGGTCGTGGTTTAGGTAAATTCTTAGAAGAGTCAGTTCGTGTTAGTACTGCTGATAATATCCGTGCTTATGGTATGAATGCAGAAGCTGATACTACTGTTGATTTACGTGGTTCTTATACTCAGTTTAACTGGAGAATGACAGCTAATTATGATCACGCATTAGGAAATGATTCAGTTGACTTTAAACCAACTGCTGAACACGATTTCACTTTATTCTTAAATGAAGCTACTTGTTTAGATGTTGCTGCTGCTGCAGGTGTAGGTACTAAAGCTATCAATTTAATGGCTTCTGCTGTTATCAAAGCTGGTGTTCCAGTTGCTGCTGCCTCAGTTGCTTTAGCTGCTAACGATGCTGCTTCTACTACTGCTTACGGTAATATCGCTTTAGTAACTAAGGTTGATACAGGAGTTGCTACAGAGATTTTATTTAACGTATAATCTTTAATAACTATAAGTTTAAGAAGCCAGGCTATATGTCTGGCTTTTTACTTTAATAATATTTTATTTTTTATGATATTTTAGCAAATAAGTCAAAATGAGTATTCTAATAAAGAAATTTCAAGCTGGTAATAGATTTTCTGTTAAAGCAGATACCATTATTCACGGTGGACTAGTTGACAAAAATCAAATACCTAGTAATTATCAGCAAGAAGAACCTACTATTATAACTTTACCTAATGGTAAACAAGTTAGAAGAACTACATGGTCAACTCAAAGTAATGAGGGAAAACCTATTATTGCTCCTAAAGATAAAGTAATACCTGTCGTACCTACTACACAAACTAATGATCCTGTAGCTTATGCGAATACAATGAAAGGGTTATTATCTAGTGGTAAAAAGACTATATCTGATTTAGTTAATGAAGGTAAAATATCTAGAGATGCTGTAAAGGATTATGCTCCTTTTGAAGTAAGAAGAGACGTATATACTGATGAGGAAATTACTCCTGAAAAGAAAATAGAAAAAATTATAAATAACCCAGAGAATCAGAAGACAGTTGTATACGGTGGGGTTAATGCTTACAGAAAAAATATTGTAGAAGCTAACGGAAATGGTTATCAAGCTTGGGCATTTGCCAACAAAGATGGTAATTATACTAATGAAGGAGACATCAAATATGCTGTTGGTAATCAGGTAATAGATCTTTCCAAGACTACTTGGGATAAGAATAACAAAATAGTACCTCACTTTACAGGCGAGATATTGCCTAGCGAAACTAATGTTAATTATAATAAACCATCAAATGATGGTGTTACAAAACAAAATACAGGTACAGTAAATAATTTTATTCAACCTGGAACTTCTGTAAATAGAAATAATTTTGGCGGCGGTGGTGTAAATGAAACTACAGTTATAGATAGCAAAAATACTAAGATATTTACTGAACCTAAATATAACTCTAATGGTAAGTTAATAATAGACACTGCAGCAAAACCAGTACAACCAGTAAAAGAGGTTGGTAAGATGTATAATACCAAGTCACTTAAAAAAGGTGGTGTTATAGCTAAAAAAATGAAAAAATGTATGTGTGGTTGTTTAATATATAAAAAAGGAAAATCTAAATAATGACTACAGCGCAAATAGTAAGTACAATAGAAAATAATGTATCTGATGCTTTGTCAGGAGCTATATTAAACCGTGCTGTTTCATACAATCAGATAGAAGGAGAAATAGATTTATTAAGAGAAAAATTAGCCTCGGAACAAGTTAAGTCTGGTAAAATAGATATAAAACATTTTATTCAACAACTACCTTTACAACAATTAATTTGTAGAGATTTTACTCGTGGTGGTTGCAGCATTGTTAAATCAGGTGAATCAGTCCCTTCAATAAGAATACCTAAATTAATTGCACTTCAAGATAATTCCCAATTAGAATATGTTGGACTTGCTAATAAGCAAAAACGTTTTATTGTATATTATGATATAGATGATATATCTAATCACAAATATAGATTAAAAACAGCAGATTCGCCGTTTGTATGGGTTGATTTAGCAGTTGATGACGATGATATGATAGCTTTATTTTTCTTTAATTTAGGACAATATGGTACATTAAAATATGTAGATGTTAGAGGAGCTTTTTCTAAACCTACTACTATAATACCTTTAAATCCAGAAGATGATGAAAAAGAATATCCTGCTCCAGGTTTGATACAAGAAATGATTATTTCTATACTGTCAGAACGATATATAAGATACTATAGAACTTTACAAGTACCAAACAATGGGCCGAATACACAAACAGATCCAGTAACATAACTATTATGATAATATACAAATTACCTAAATTTCAACCTGGCGGTTTAATAAACCCAAAAGATAGTATTTATATAGTAGAAAAAATAAATAAAGATCCTTTATTAAGCGATAAATATAAGTACGCTGTAGAGAATACTAAACGTGAAGGAGATATATTGTGGAAAACAGATCCTAACGGAAGAAAAATGAAAGTTAATTTTTTAGCTATGAAAGCAATCGACAGAGCAGCTATAAAACATAAGATAGATCAAGACTTAATAAAAGAAGGTAAAGAGCCTTTATATAATATTTTTACAAAGAAATAATATGTCAGTATTTAAATTACCTGTTAAAGAAACAGAAAAGGAAGAAGAAAAAGAAGAGAAATTAGAATCTAAGAAAAAATCTAAGAATCCTTTAATATCAGATAAAGCGATTGAATGCTTAAATAAAAGAATTAAAAACGAAGAAGGTTCTTCTAGAATTTATTTAGCAATGAGTATGTGGTTAGAAAATAAAGGTTTTCAAGGTGCTGCAGCTGTTTGGGCTAAGTATGCAAGTGAAGAAAATAATCATGCTGATTGGGCTAGAAAGTATTTGTTGTCTTTAGGGGTTACACCATGTACTCCTGAGTTAGAACAACCACAAGAAGAATTTACAGGTTTACCTGAGATTATAAAATTATCATTTCAACATGAAGTGGACATTACAAATGAATGTAAAGAATTAGCTTCTTGTGCAATGAGTGAAGGAGATCATATGTTATACCAATTAGCATTGAAATATCTTGCTGAACAAGTAGAAGAGTTAGAAAAAACTCAAGGATGGGTAGATCAGCTGGAATCTTTTGGTGAAGACAAATTAGCATTAAGATTGCTAGACCACGAATTAAAAGGTTAATATGATATTATATAAGAAAGGTGGAAAGATAAAAGTTATACAAAGAGGTATAGCGCATCCTGAACACTTAAAAGATATAGATTGTAGTATAGGAGAAGATACAAATGGTTATTTTCTTTATACACACAGAGGAAGATCAAAATCAAGGAAAGATTTTAACTTCACACAAAAAGAAATTAAATGGGTAGAAAGTACAGGATAAAATTATGGGATTAATATATAAATATCAAGTAGGTGGTAAAGTTATGAACAATAGCGAGTTTATTACTACTTTAAACAATCAATTTATATATCCAATGGACTACAATTATGAGTCCTCATCACCACTTCAACATAGAGCTAAATCCTGTCAAGGACCTAATTGTTTAGAAGGAGCTAATACTTATTATAATAAATACGTTGCCCCTAAATTCTCAATGCCAGATACCTGGAAAATTAATGAAGCTTATGGAATAACAAGTGGAAACCCTAACACAGCATATGGAGAATCTGCGGACAGTTGGGATCTTGCTTCATTATTACAAGCTAAAGGAGCTACTAAGAATTATGCAGCACCGTTATATAGTAATGGTAAAAGAAATGATGAAACTACAGCAGAAAAAAACTGGAATAAGTTAACACCAGAAGAAAAAGCAGTAATATATTCTCAAATGTCTTTAGGTACACTTGTAAATTATGGTGATTGGGGCGGTATACATGGTGAAAGAAAAAATGGTACTAATGAAAAAGCAGGATTATATCCTAGTAGACACTCTTCTAGAGTTGTTGGTTTCACAAAAAGCGGGGAACCAGTGGTATATGATTATGGTTCAATTGTACCTATAAGTAAATCAGGACTTGGACACCCCGTAACAAATATTACTACACCAAAAGAATTAACTCAATACAATTATAAATATTTACAAGATTGGGAATCTAAAAACAATAAATCTTCAGGCTATAATCCAGAAGAGAAATTATCACTAGTTAGAGGAAGTTTAAGACCTGGAGAAAAAGATATTACTGTTGAAGAATCTAAATATGTAGAAGGCATAAATAACAATATAAAAAACTTGATGCAAATTACAGGAGCTTCTCAAGAAGATGTTATAAAAGCAGGTAAAGTAGCTTTTGGTATTATGCAGGGAGAAACAAGAGGTGGCAGAAGTAATGTAGCAAAAGGTAAAGAAATTATAAAAAAATTAATACCTTTTTCAGGAGAAGCTAGTCAAGGTTTTACTCGTATAAAACCTGATATGCAAGCAGGAGATGAAACAAATGCTTATTCTCATTATATGAAAAATTTAGGTTTGGATCCAAAGAATTTAGATTTATGGAATCCAGAACAATCTGCTTTAGCAACTACAGCCTTAATACTTTCAAGAAAAGGAGATATAGAAGGGGTTGATAAATGGTATTTAAGAGCACAACAACATAACACACCTAGTGTTGGACCTAAAAACGAAAAAAGATTACAAGAAGCTGATAAAGATTATGCTGATAATGTTATAAAAAATTCGTCTAGATTGTATTCTAAAGGCACTGGCTACGGCTTACAAGAAACAGAAAAATGGGCAAATACACAAAAGGCTAAAGTAAACAGAGAAGAAATGCAATCAGCTTGGAACGACATATTAAAACCAAAAGTTATGGTAGCCGAAAGCACAAATTATCAACCAAAAGTAAAACCAATTCTTATAGCTCAAAAGAAAAAAGGCGGATCGCTAATATATAAAAAATAATATGACAGACTCTTCAACTAACCCAATGGAAAATTTTCTTGCTGCTAAATTCTTATTAAAGGATTTAACAGGTATAACTATGACTGATGAAGATTTCATTGAGAAAGCTTATCGTGGTTATAGAAAAATAGGTAATATTGCTACAGCAACATATAAGTATAAAGGTAAAGTTGAAAATCAAAAAATAAAACTTCCTTGTAATATTGAATTCATGGAATCGTTATCTACAGGTGATATTGTATTAGATTCTATAAATGATATTATATTTGTATCAGAGAATCCTACTGGGCCAATAACAAGTCAATATTATTACCCAGATATAATTGCTTTTGATAATATTAATAAAATAAATCTATCTAGAACTAATTTACATCCTACAGGAACATTTGTGCCTTATGAAATAATCGGTAAGAATGAATATTTACTTGTAAATGAAAAATTAGAAGGAGAAGAGTTATTAGTTATTTACCGTGGGCAAGTATTAGATGAAGACGGTTTACCATCACTTACTGCAAAAGAAGTGGAAGCATTAGCTTATTATGTAGCTTATTTAGAAGTTCAGAAAAGAATATTTATGAAAGAACCTGGTATGGCTGATATGTTTGCTATTATTAAACCTGAATATATAAGAACTATGGCTGCGGCTAAAATACCTGAATATGTCTCACAAAACTTCTGGGATGAATTATTATCTGCTAATACAAGATTTGATAGAAAAACATTTAGTAACAGTTATAGATTAATTAGATAATATGGCATTAATATATAAATTTCAAGAAGGTGGTTCTGTTACAAAGGAAATGGTAAACAGAAATAAACCAAAGGAAAATAAAACTATTTCTAAATCAGAAAGAAGTAATTCAGAATCAACATCAATGAGTAAACCTTTAGTTAAAAGCTTAAAGGTATTAGCTATTGAAAAAATGATGCGTGATGAGAAAGAACAACCAGTTATTTCTCAAGGCAGAAAATTAACAGAACAAGAACAAAAGACTTCAAATAAAATATCTAAAAGATTAGATAGTAAAAAGAAATGGGAGAATACTGTTGTTGGTGATTTAGGAATTGATCCTACTGATATAGGAGTTACTGCAGGTAATATAGCTAAGAAAGTAGCTAATTTTGGAGGGGAAGGTTTGACTCAAGAAGATATTATTAAAACAACTAATAATCCGAAGGAAGCATTAGAATTTGCAGATGGTATTGCTAAACAAGAAGCATTAAATTTAATTGCAGGTAATATTTTAACTATACCAATTGGAAGCGCTTATTATAATACAGCTAAGGTAATAAATAAAAATATAAAAAATCCTTTACCGAGTATTAAAAATTTCAAAAAATTGCATCCATTAGTTACTAATAGTAGATTACTTGATCCAGCTTTAGCTAATAAACTTATAAAAAAATATCCTAAAACTGCAGGAGATATTGTAGGGAATAATACAATAGATGTAGGAGATAACATTGTAAAGAAAGTTGAGTCTACGTTTAATGCAGATAAAATACTAGACAAGGCTAAACAATCAGCAGAAAAATCTGAATTACTAGAAAGGTTTTCTGAATCTATGCCTCAAAAGAAAGATGCTTTAAATGAATTAAAATTAATTAAGGATATACAGTCTAATTTAAAACATGCAGAAGTTGAATCTTCAATGGGAGATCATATAGCTAAAGTACATGGTAAATATTATGACACTAATAAACTATCTACAGAAGAATATGATTTATTAGAAAAAGCCGCTTTAAACAGTCCTGAACAATTAGCTGCTTATCATACATCTTATACACCAAAAGAAACTGATGCAGTTATAAATAGAGAAGCATCATTAAAAAAAAGTGATTTTTATACTGATAAAGAACTTACTGATAAAATAAAAAAAACTCTTGATTATGAAAAGAAATTTGATGAATTTGCAGAACAATACTCTTTAAGTGATGCCTATTCAGTATTTAAGAAAAAATTTCCTGATGCAGAAAAAGCAAGTAATTTTCAAGAAAAATTTATAAACCCGAAACAGTACGCTAATGTTAAATCTAAATTAGGCTCGCTTTATGGAAATCTTGGAAATCGAGACATTACAAATCCTAATCAATTAAAAAAGATATTTTCTTCTTCTTATAATAATACAAAAGCATTCGATACACAAGATTTTTTAAAAAACATTAATAATGAAATTTTTGAAAATACAGGTAAACATATCACTATAGATCCTCAGTATTTAAAATCTGTTATTAAAAGTGATGAGATAGTCACACCTAGTCTTTTAAAAAGAATGGGTAAAATGAAAGACTTTACAGGTACAACAGCAATAAAAAATGTTTCATCAAACAAAAAAGGTGGTAAATTATTATACAGATAATGGCAATATTAAAAAAGAAACCGAAAGGCCCAACATATATTACAGGAGAAACTGAAGTTACAATTCCATTTCCAGTTAAAAAACAAGATGGATATTATACTTCTATGAAAGATGTGTATGAAGATGGTATGAAAGCTGAAGCTGCTAGGTTAAAACCTAAAGTAGTACCTACAGGTATAGATGAAAATTTAATAAATAGACAGCAATATAAAGAATCTACATTTAATCCTAAAGCTGTATCCCCAAGAAATGCAAGAGGATTAGCACAGATAATGCCAAATGTAGAGGGTGATGCTGTTAAAGCTGGAGTAGTAAAACAAGGGGATAATATTTATGATCCAGTTGTGAATGAAAAGATTCAGAAATGGTATATGAATAATTTATATAACTCTACATTTATAAATAAAAAAGATGTAGAACAGAAAGATAGTGTTAAGTTAGCTAAAGTTCTAGCAGCTTATAATTGGGGTCGGGGTAATGTTAGTGAATATTTGACAAAGCAAAAGGAAAGAGGAGTTGATATTTATAATTCTTACGACTGGATAAAAGACTTACCTAAAGAAACTTCTGATTACGTTAATGCTATTCTATTAAAGAAGAATTCAAATTTCGAAGATAATTACAAAAGGGCTTTAATAAAGCGAAATAAAAATACTTAGTAACTTTATATTTAATAAAATAAATGTTATTATTGGTGTATGCCAGTAGAAAGAATTATAAAAGGTAACAAGATTTTAATTACCAATTACGGTAGAAACTATCTTACTACAAATGATATATTTGATTTAGAGGCTTATGAATTGCCTTTATTTCTTAAGAAAAAGAAAGACGCACCTGTTGGCAATCTAAGAGAAATATATCATTCTCAATCTAATAGAGGTTTAATATCAAAGATTGCAAGAGAAATGTTAATGCTTATACTATGGGAAGTAATAGAAGGCAAGACTTTTTATTTACCAAATTCTAGTAAAGAAAAAATATTTGTTTCTGCAATGACAGACAGAAGAGCAAAATCTAAACGTCAATCTGGTAAATTTGAAGATATGAATCTTTATATGACAGATTTTAGAATACCTGAAATACAATTATTTACTACTCAAAATAAACGTTTTTACAATATGTCATTATTTGTTAATAATGACCTTGCAGAAAAAATAACATCACAAGTAAATGAAACAGGTAGAGTTGGAGGTAAGATACCTTTCCGACTGCGACATATTTTACCACATCTTTACGACACATTTTCATATATTGAAAAAGATTGCATTAAATTAATTTGTGAGACATTCTTTAGAAGATTAAGAATTATATCTAGGTTTGGCTGTGATTTGGTTATCAAAGACAGACACAATATGGTTAGATTTTTTAATCCTCTTTCTATAGAAAGATATGAAGCAGTGTCTTATTTCACAAAAGAATTTGTTTCAATTAAATTAAGACAAGATAAAATAAAAAACTTCCCATGCCAGAACAAACTTCAAATGGATTTAACGAGTTAATAACCGACTTACATTTATATAATACCCCTAATACGGTAATGACTGACGCTATAAATGCGACTGTAACTACTGATGGAGAGAACCAATTCATACTTCAGAATATGAAGAGTAATGAGTGGGTAGCTCAATTAACTTCTATTCCATTACCTACAGATCCTACTGGTCCAAATGTTTCTTTTAAGCCATTAGGAATAGCTATACATAAAAATATAGCATATATCATATCAGCACAATTTGATGCTAATGGTGATTTTGTTCAAGGAGAAATAGGAACTTATCCTTCTCCTAATTGGACAGCATTAAATGCTCCTATGGTTGCACAGACAGGAAGTTTAAATCCTGTTGCGCCTTCAAATTTGTCTCAGAGTTTTGTACCTTTATTGAATGTATATTCCCCACTAGCAAATTTTTTAGATGGTACTTTAACCACTGGTTCATTAGGTCTAGAAATAGATAATTATTTAATTGTACATTCTTTACCGAATAACCCGGCAAATAGGGATATTGCTTATGCTGCAATATTAAGTAGTGATGTATTTTATACTAATGATTTTAGATCAAGTAATTTTAAATTTCAACAAGATAGATTAATAGAAATAGAATTACAGGAATCTTATGACAATTCTATTAATATAATTTTTACAGATGACTATAATAAAATGAGATTAATAAATAGCAGATTTATACTTGGAGAAGATGGTAAATCTGCATCATTAGCAAATAGAAGACAAACTAAAGATACTAACACTTATAGTGATGTTAGATTTTTTGCTAATAATCTATTAAGAACTTCAGATAAGATAGCTGATTTAAATTTTAAATCTGTGTCTGATGGAGGTCAATTACCATGTGGTAATTATAAAGTATATTTAAAATATAGTGATACAGATGGTGCTTTGAGTGATCTTATAGAAGAATCAAGATTAATATCTGTAGGAGTAGGAAATAAAGGTGGTACATCAACTGAAATATCTAATAAATATATACATCTAACATTAGATAATTTAGATTACAAATTCAGCAGTGTAAAAATTTATTATTCATATTTTACAGGAGATACTGATTCTGTAGGTGTTTTAAAAGAAATAAATAACATTTACAGTATACCTTCTTCTGGTAGAATGGATTTATTTATATATGGAAATGAAACTACAATAGATATAGACCCGTCTTCTTTTAATTTAGATTATTCTTCTATAAATTCTGTAAAAACTTTTACTCAACATGATGATAGATTAGTAGACGGTAACATTTCAAATTTTAATAGTGAATTAGATAGATTAAAGAAGATAAGTCAGCAAATCGCTATTAAATGTGTAGATACACAAATGACTATAAAAAAGTCTACAGAAGGTTATGCAGATCCAGCTAATGTATATAATATGTTAGGTCTTTGGGCAGGAGAAACTTATGAAATAGGTATATGTTATATATTAACTGGTGGTAGAGGCGTAACACCTGTATTTCCTATTAGAGGTATAGATGATTTCGAAGAAAATGTAGGAGCAAATAATTATACAGTGGATTCGTCTGGTCAATATGAAGAAATAAATTCATTAGACGGTTATTATGATGGAAGTACAATACTAGGTAAATCTAAAAAAGAAAATAGATTAGGGGTTTATAGAACACCAAAAAAGAGGGATATGCTTATAGGAGGCGTATTATCTATTAGAACAGGTTCTCAATTACTTGGGAACTCAACTAATGTACGTAATTTAGCTTTTGATACTAAAGTATTATACGATCAAACTATAAATAATATACACGCAACTTTTATTTCTGAAAATGTGGAAGGGTTTTTTATGGTTAGAAAGGAAAGAAAAAGAGATTGTATTGCTCAAGGTTATATAACTAATGCTAATAAAGTATATTTATATCCATATGTAAATCCAGATTCTGCAGAAGAGTTCTATTTTAATAGAGAATTTATGATGCCATATGGCCCACCTTCTGGAGGAGTTGGTGCAGGAGCTTCTCATTTACAAACTACTTTAGATCCAAATGACCCTATAACTCTTTGGGAAGATAGCGGTTCGCCAGGCAAGTTCGTTCCAAATCCAGGTCAATTGACTGAATTTGCATTAACAACAAAAGATGGTCTTATAACTGCTGGCCCTATGGGATCTATAGGAACTTCAAAAAGATGGCATGGAACAACTAATCAAGCAGATAATCCAAGAGTATTTAATACTCACGGTAAAAATAAACAAAATATGTATTCTGATGCAAATGGTAAGATAGTTGACTCTAGATTTGTGTTTTATACACCTGATATGTTAGTTGACGCTCCTTATATAGCTTCTTTATTTAACAATACCAAGAAAGGTATGATGATAAATAACTCACCAATTGTGATGGGTTCTATATTAGACCCAACTAAAGTGCAAAGTGTTCCTTATGGTACTAATTATTTCAGTAGCGAAGTATTAAAAGTATTAGAATTAAATGATAATAGTTTTGATCCTGTATTACAGGATAGTTTTGGCTATGGACAAAATATGTCTGATAATTATTTTCAATATATAAATGAATACAAAGATGCTTATGTAAAAGACCAATTTAGTGCAATAAGTAATAGAAATACTTATTGTTGGATTTCACGAGTGTTCTCTGCAGGTTCTATTAGTGGATTATCATATACAGCAGGTTATGGGGTAATGGATACTGCTGGATTAGGAGTTGATAGCGTAAGATATTCTGATTATATAGGTATAAAATGTGTTGCTAGAGATCCTAACAGATTATTACCTGGAACTCCTGGTTATGCATCATCAGCTCCTGATATATTAATGAACGTAGTAGGTAAACCGTTAAATGGTGTTGATCCAGCATACGATAAATTAAGTAGTTACGCAGGTATACCGAAAACATATTTACTCTCTCCTTCTTTAAGTGCTTCAGAACTATGGATTGAAAGATTTCAATTTCAAGGTATAAATTTTGGAATGCAAACTAATGTTTATAATTCTGATTTTGGTGCAATAGCAGCATCCTCTTTATCAAACAGTGATTGGAAAAACAAATATTCAAATTCTAATAACAGCGAATCCTATTATGCATTTTCTAAGAGAATACCATTAGAATGGTTTAGAAATGGTACTTCACCAAGTTATACTGCACCAGGTACATACCCTTACTGGGGTATATTTGGTTTAAATATAAAAGGCGGAGGTGATTGTTTTATAAATTACGTATACAAAAGAGCTTGGTATTCTCATGGAGTAGATGGATTTCCTACAGCAAGTGATCCCTCTGCATATCAAGAAAATAATTTAGATACAGGTTTAATAGAAAGAGGTCTAGTGTTTCCTATGGTATGTGAAAGTAATTATAATATATCAATGCGTTCTACTCAATTTAAAGATGAAATAGAACGTTCTTTATATGGTCAGGATAGATCTTTTTATCCTCTTGATGATATTAATCATTTAAGAGGTTCTAGACAATTAGAATCTAAAGGTTATAATTTTGGCTATAATGATAATAATTCTATAAAAAACTTTTTAGCTTTAGATGATGCTTTACCTGCATTAGGTTTATCTTATGATACTAGAATATTAATATCCTCTCCTTCAATATCAGGAAGTTTCGTTAATGGATATACAGATTTTTCTGGTTTGAATTTTAGAGACTATGCAAAGAATCTTGGTCAAATAAACAAAGTAATATCACATAATGGTACTTTGTTTTGTATACAAGAAAACGGTGTATCTGTAGTCCCTATGAATCAAAGAACTATGGTGTCTGAACAACAAGGTGGTGTGTTTTTAGATGATGGGCAGTTATTAGGTCAGAAATTGTTATATATTTCTACAGAATATGGAAGTGATCAACAATTTAGTGTTGGTAAATCTGATAATTATATATATGGTTGTACATTTGATAAAAACAAAATTTGGAGAATTGAAAATCAAGAAGGCAGTGGCAAGACATTGAAAACTATTTCTGATTTTAAAATACAAAAAATTCTAAATGAGTTTAAAAATAGATGTGTGAAAAATATAGAGGATGCAGCTATATATTCTCCTGGTTCTAATATAAAACCATTTGTAAAAATGAATTATGATAGAAGAACTAATACTGTAATATTTACATATTTCTGTTTAGAGAAATCTGTATTTTCAACTGACAGTAACATGAACAATAGTTTAGTAGATAGAATTACTTCAATAGGAAGTGTTTATTTTAACGAAAGCACAGGTAAATGGGGTTCAAGATTATCTTGGGATCCTTTATTCATGTTTAATTTAGGAAGCTCAGTTTATTCTTTTAATTCTAAAGACGACCAAGGTAAAATATGGAAACATTTTTCTGATAGTGCTACAAGATGTAACTTTTATGGTAAACAAGAAAAGTTTGAATTTGAATTTGTTATAGTGGAGGACTCTACAAGACAAAAGATATTAAATAACATGCTAGTAGTTTGTAATAGAGAGTTTCCTGGAAGACTTACTTTAATGGTTGATGATGATGTTAATTTAGAAACTCCTAATACATGGAATCAAACACCTGGAATAGGTTCAACAACTGGCCCAAACATTATATCTACTACACAACTAATGCGTCAACGTCATGAAGATTTTCAGTACACTATATTAGGTTCTATTATAGGTGGTACTTTAGGTACTTTGGAATTATTATTCGAAATGAGTAGAGAAGAAGCAGAAAGATTAAATGGTGGATGGTTCAAATATGGAGGTAATGTTTATGTATTTGGAAATATATCAACAACTGTTGCAGGTCCAAATCAACTTTACATTGAAATATTAAACCAAAATCTTAATATAGTAACTAGTATCCCAAGCGGAATTAGTATTTCAGTTATTAATTTTGGTATACTAAAACAAAATATGGATTATATAGAGGATCACCTGTATATAGAGATAAGCAAAAATAAAGAGAATTCTAGAATAAGAGATAAGTACATAAAAGTACGTTTTTCTTACGAGGGAATGGATTATATAACAATACAAAGAATTATTTCATCATTCGATTATTCATTCAGTTAACATGAAGAAAAATAACTACGATTTTATCATTGCTGAGTTGATACATAGAGCTACGGCTAATGTGTCACCTTATTCAGGCCCATATTTAGAGGTAACTTCAAGTTTACCTTTTAATAATCAAGCTCCATTTACAACAAATACTACTGCAACATTTACTTCAGTATTAAAGAATATACCTACAGGTTATACTGTAAAAGCTAATACTCATGAGATATCATATCCAATTATGGTACCTAATGATACTGGCAGTAGTGATACATTAACTGGATCTCCAGTCCCAATAATATTCACAACTATAGGAGATGTATTCACAATAAATGTAACTATAACTTTAGAAAAAGCTTTGGTAGCAGATATTGTTGTTACAACGTCATTCACAGTGACAGCTACAGGTGCTATATTTTATGGTACAAGAAATGTAGATAATAACTTTACATTACCAGGTTTAAGTTCAACAGCTTATTTAGAAATCAATCAAAAAGTTTTATTAAATCCTGCTGTAAATGAATATGTTTATTTTGTATTTCCTACTGGAGCAAATATACCATTATTTTTCAAAGACCGTAACGGTTTAGTAATAGATTCAGATTCAAATAATTTTACTACTACTTCTTTTGGAGGTTATACTTATCTAGTATTAAATTGGAATACTACAATACCTCAATATTGTAAATGGGAAATAGTTTACGAACTTTAAAAATATAATATAATGTCAACAAGAATTCACGATAATTTTAACTTAGGTAAAAAGGTACTACTAGATGCTAGATTAGCTCCAGTTGCTGACTATGCAAGTTTACCAGATCCAAATTTACCGTCAAACTATATACCGGAAGGCGCAACAATATTAGTACAAGATACTAATAAAAATTACCAAGCTCAGATTGATGTTGGTAATCCTACAAATCTTATTTGGATAGATATAAGTACCGTTGCTCTTTCAGGTACAGGAGTGGCTTTTATAGATATAACATATTCTAATTTAGCTGTGTTAGCAGCAACAAATAATTTATCAAAAGGTGCTTTTTATAGAATAACAGATAGAGCAGACTTAGGTATAATTGTTCAGGCATTAGATATAAGTATTTTCTCAACCTCAGCACAAGGTGTGTTTTTAGTACCAGATTATGGCGGTATAGGTACTTACGGTACTACACCAGTAGTTTTTGGTTCTCAATGTGGTGTATGGAATGCGTCTAGCGAAGCTTCTATGTCTAATGGGGATGTGGTTATATGGAATGGATCAATGTATCAAGTTCAATCATCTGCATCTTTTGCGGGCACTGATCCAGTAACAAATACTCTAGCTTATGTATTAATACCAAAATCAATTAGAAAAGGTTATATATTACAAGTGGATGATATAATGTATAATTTTTCGTCTGATTATATTATATCGCGTTCTGATAAAAGAAACAATGTTATTAATGGTATTGGTGTATCATTATTCCAATGGGGTAATGATGCTGTTTCAGGTAATGTTGCTTTAAATTCAGCAAAGTTTGATTGTATAAATAATAGAGGTTATATACAAGACAACGTAGCAGCTGGTTCTGTTACTGTTGCATGTGGACCTTCTAACATAGGTAATATTTTAGGTTCATATTTTCATAGTATAGGTTATACATTTACTTGTAATACCACGGTACCAGGTAATACATTATTAAATAATTGTAGAATTGTTTTTGATGAAAATATAACCTTTATAGCAACAGAATCCTACACTAGTAAATTTTGTGAATTATTATCATCGTCATTTGAATACACAGCTGATTTATCAACTTTGTTAAGCGGTACTATATTAACATTACCTACAGGATTAAATTATATAGGTGTAATTAAACTGCAAAACAACTCAGGAAGTACTATAACTAAAATATTAAATACACCTAAATTTAGATTTAGAGTACAAGTTGTAAATGGTAATAATCAAAATATGACTAATACAGCAGTTAGTACAGCAGTAGCTGGAGAAATGATAGCAGACGTAGTCGGAATAAATAATATAATAGGTAGAACCGGTGCTAATGATTTCATAGAATACGAAAGATTAGGTACAGGCTTATTAAGAAGATATAATATAGTAAAACTAGCTTAACAAATATAAATAAAAAATTATGCCAATAACAAAAACAGAAGGTTTAAACATAAAGCCAACAGAAGGTACACTCAATAAACTTGCTAAATTTACAGCAGGTACTACTATTGGAGATAGTCAAATATTTGATGATGGTACTAATATTGGTATTGGAACTATATTACCAACAGCAAAATTAGATGTTCGTGGACAAATTATTGCAGGTCCTACTGGAAATATCACATCAAATGACTCACCATTTTATTCTGTAAGAACAAATTTAGGTTCACCAAATTATTATACAGGTATGCAATATGCATTTGAAGTTAGTGGTGGTATTTGGGGTATTGGTTTTAATTATGCAAATGATCAATATCAATTCTTAGGTGGTTCAACAGCTAAATTTATTTTTGGTTTTGGTAACCCTACAACACCTAATGGTAAATTCATTATGGATATGTCACCTGGATATTTTGGTGCTAATATAGTATTACCTACAGCAACTATTCATGGTAAAGCTTTAGATTCAACATCTGGTAATTATACATTAAAATTAGATAATTTAACATTACCATTATTATATGTTAGAAATGATGGTTTAATATCAGCACCTTTATTACCTACATCAAATACTGGATTAACAACTGGCGATATGTATGTAGCTACTGCTGCTCAGATTTTAGCAAATGGAGATTTGGTAGTTGGTTGGAAAGTTTAATTTATAAATTATAAAACATGGAATTAACATTAGAAAAAGCATTACAAGATATAAAACAAGTTTTAGAAGTATACAAAGGAACTTATCAAGAGCATGTGTATTTACAACAATGTTATGATAAAGTAGTATCTGAATTAAACATTGACAATAAATGAGAACATATCAACAAATAAAAACAGCAGTAGAATCTTTAGGATTTAAATGGTTCAAATCTCCTTTATCATTAAATTATATTTGGGAAAGAACATCTTTTGAAGCTACAAATAAATTCACTGATTTTCTTCATGTATGCTACATAGACAGTATAGGTAAAGAAACTATATTAACTATTCCTGCTACAACTAAACCAGGATTAACAGGTTCATTATTATCACCTGTAACTGTAAGAGGAGTAACTGGAACTGCGGTTATCAGAAGCCCACAACAAATATTTGGTGGTTGGGAATTTAGAGATACAGATAAAGAGTTTTCTAAATATCCTTATTTCAGACAAGTTGCCTTATTAGACTACTGGAGAGATGGTGATAAAGATAAAGAGATTGATAAAATAAACCCTGAAGAAGATAAATTAAACGGTACACACTGGCATATAATGAGTAAAGTTGGACAGGTAGGCAGTGGTAATGTGAATAACTTTTCTTTAGGTTGTATGGGAGCAAATAGTAAAGAATGGGATAAAATATTACCAATTACAAGATTATCTTGTGCTAAATATGGTAACAGAGTTACAGGTACTATTATAGAATCACAACATATAAAATAACATTAAAAATCAATTAAAATATTATATATTTACATTATGGGAATAATTAAAAAATATGAAGCAGGGAATAAAATGAACTATTCATTTGACGTAAGTAAAAATAAAAAGAAAGACAAAAAACAAAATATATCTTTCGATAATACTGATGTTTTACAACAAAAACTTGTGAAAAAGCAATATGATAAATATGCTACTGGTTTAAACGCTAATCCACAAGAAAGTGATTATAATAGTTCTAATAGTTCTAATAGTTCTAATAGTTCTATTATAGATAAAGCAACACAGGAAGCAAATTATAAATTTGCGCCTAAAGAGGTTGATTATAGTCCTATAAATGAAAAAAATGCAATTAATAACCAAAAAATAAATGCACAAGCATCATCTATTGGTACAGGTGTAAAACAAGCTGCCGATATTGCAGGAACAGTTTCAAGTTTATCCGCAGCATCAAAGGCAGCATCTGCAGCATCTGCAGCATCTAGTGGCGCGTCTAATGCAGGAGCATTAGCAAAAAGTGCTTCATCAGCAGGTAAAGCCGCAGCAGGAGTTGGTAAAGCAATACCATTAATCGGAGCAATGATTGGTTTGAGTGAATCCGCAAGACAAATACAAGATTCAGTACCTAAAAATGAGTATGGTCGTGGCAGTACAGCTGAAGGAGATACAATAATACAAGGATTAAATATGTTATCCCCAAGCTCTGGTATGATAAATAGATGGAAAGAAGATACTGCAAACGGTCAAAAAGGATCAGGTAAAAGGGCTTTACATGTATTAGGTGGCACAGCTTTACATATTAGTGGTATGGGGCAAATACTTGGTGGGGCTAAAATGTTATCATCAGCCACAGGAAATCAAAAAAAGACAACAGGGTTCTTTGGGGCTGTAAACAAAATATCAGGGCAAACAGATACAAATAATAGAGTGGACGCAGAAAAAGCTGCTATTGAAGCTGCAAATAAAGCAGAAAATGCTAGAATAGCAAGAGAGAAGGCTATTTTCTTAACAAGAGCAAGAGACCAACAAACCTCTTCTAATTTATATAATAGCAATGATTCAGGTATTTATAAGAAAGGTGGTAAATTAATACCTAGATTTCGTAGAGGTGGTGAACTAGATCTAGAAAAAGAGAATGTTATATTAGATGGGCCATCACATGATGACCATAATAAAACAGGTATTAAAGGTGACAAAGGATTACCTGTTGTAAGTAAAGGAATTAAGGTTGCAGAAATCGAGAGTTTAGAGTTAATTCTAAATAAAAGATCTTCAAATGATATTGAAAAATTAGTAAAAGAATATAAGAAAACTGGTAATAAAAATACATTAAGTAAGATAGGTGAAGTCATGAAAAAAGAAATTAATGATAACACATATGATTATTCAAAAGAGATATTGTAATGTTGAAAGAATTAAAGATAAATAATAAAAACTTCAAAGTAGCTGTGGCTGATACAGATCAGTTACGCTACAAAGGTTTATCTAATTTAAAGAAATTAGGTTCTGGTAAAGGAATGCTATTTATTTTTACAGAGCCAACAAGAGTTAAAATGGTAATGCGTGATATGAATTTCCCATTAGATTTTATATTCTTAAACAAAGATTGGAAAGTATTACAATTAAATTCTTTATCAAAAGAAGATAAGAATGGTGTGGACGCTTTTAAACCAGTTGATATGGTTTTAGAAGTTAATAAAGGTGTGATAAAAGAGTTAGGTCTTAAAATTGGAATGTCAATAGTTCCAGGTAAGGATTTAAATGTACATAAAGAAGGAGTATTACAGTTTAAAAAAGGTGGAGTATTTCAAAAAGTAGGTGATATTGTTTATGAAGTTAAAGAAGATGATATAAAAATAGATTCTGATAAATTACAAGTATTAAACGAAAAAGGTGAAGTAACTGCTAATATAGAAGGTGGTGCTAGAATTTTTAGCAGAGAACATACAAAAGAAATTGTACATAAAGTAAAAAATAAAACAGATCAAGAAGTTGGTAAATTAATTGTCAAAATCTTAGATACTCACAATAGTCAAAAACAAGATTACGTAGAAAAATAAAATTATGGTAGATCAGCATTTAATAGAAATATTGAATCAATTAAGACTTGATTCAACTCCGCCATTAGTTATACATTCTGATGATGCCTTATTTACAGTGTATGTAATATACAAATTACAAAATATAGGTATTAGTAATGGCTATCCTGTATTAAAAGTAGTAAGTTCTACCGGAGCTGGTTATTCTACAGATATTGTTACAAGAGGTTTTTTACTAGAAGATCCTTTGTTTAGTGTTTTGATATACAATAACAATGTGAAAACAGCTTTAAATACAGTTAGTTTTGGATAATGGAAACTTCAAAAGAAAATGCTGCTTTATATGTTCAAAATTTAAAGCTTTTAGAAGAAGCCAGATTAAAAGCGCTTGCAGAAAAAGAAATAGAGACTAATAAAAATATATTAGTTACTGAGCAAATAGAACTATTTGACTTAGATAATAGTTCAAAACTATACTACGATTTAGACGGTAATTTGATAAAAAAAGAGTTATATAAAGATTCTACTTTAACAATTTTACTTCAGACTAAAAACTTTATTTACGATATTAACGGAAATTTAACAGACATATTAACAACATAAATTTTATAAAATGCCTAAATCAACAACAACAGCAAATGACACATTAGACGCTTTATTAAGAGCAGTAGATCCAGCTTGGAGAAGTGGTGCAACTAGATATATAGCGTTACACACAGCTAATCCAGGCGTGGCAGGTACACAACTTACATCAGAAGCTACTTATACTTCTTATGCAAGGGTGGCAGTAACAGCCGCTACAGGTTTCTCAGCAGCAGCAGCAGCTTCAACAGCTAATACTGCGTTAATTCAATTCCCTCAGTGTACTGGTGGTACAAATACAATTACTCATGTAAGTATTGGTACAGCATCTTCAGGAGCAGGGCAAGTGATTTATAGCGGTGCTTTAAGTGCTTCTTTAGCAGTAGCTAACTTAATTCAACCACAATTTGCAATTTCAGCATTAACAGCAACAGAAGCTTAATATGTATCATTGTAAAAAGTGTAAATTAGCAGTAGTTGTGACTACTGCAGGTGAAGTATTCAAAGCCTGTAAATGTGAAGCACCTGTTATAGCAGACATGACTGCTGTAGTATATAATGTAAGTAAAATGAGAGTCTAATGGGACTAAGAACTATAGGTGAAGTAATAAATTGTGAATTGGAGGGCCGAGTAAGAAATTATATTTGGCGTAAAACTCCATCACAAGCAACTACTTTAGGAATATGGTTCGATGTTTCAATGAGTCCTGGTAAACCTGAACCTAAATATTGGTTTGATGCTGCACCTTTAACGGCTAAAGCAATTTATCAGTCTTCAGATGGTGGGTTATATCATGGTCCAAATGTATCTCCCAGTGAGAAATATTTAAGAACAATAACTACTCACGCAAGTGTTGTAACAGCTTTACCAATGAATGCTATACTTTGTGATTATTTATTGTATTATCCTACAACAGACGATGGTACTACAGATGAACAGGTAATGGATAATACTGTTACTTTACCAAGATATACAGATGGTAATGGTGTTCAGATATTAGCTGTAACAGTTGGACCAAGAACAGGTGGACAAAAATTTACTATTACATACACAAATAGTGATGGTATTGCAGGAAGAGTTACTTCAGGTACTACGCAAAATACATCAACAGTATTAGGTAGTGTTACAGGAAGTAATACGGCTACAATCAATGCTTCGAATCCTTTTATAGGATTGCAAGGGGATGATAAAGGCGTAAGGTCTATTGAAAGTATCACTATGTTAGGTTCTGATGTAGGGTTAATGAGTTTAATATTAGTTAAACCTTTAGTTCAAACTCAGTTTAGAGAAGCTACTGTACCTTATGAGAAAGACTTTTTAATACCAACAAGTGATTTAATAAGAATATACGATAATGCTTTTTTAAGCTTTATTTGTTTACCTTTAGGTACTTTAGCCGCAACAACATTGCGTGGAGATTTAAAGGTTATATGGACATAAATAATTAAAACAAAAAGATATGGCAGGTTTTGCTTCAAACGATCAGATTATACAAGCTTTAAGTAATGGGCAAACATGGAATGCTCCATTCGGTAAAAATATGCAACCAACAACAGTATGTGTAGCTAATGAATGGCACATGTTAGCTAGAGGAGCAGGTAATCCTCCTGCTGATGCTTTATTCAATACAGGAACTAACTTAACGTTTCAACCTGTATCAGATAATACTACAAGTGCTGGAACATTACAACATGGTGGAGATGTGCAAGCTGGTGGATATAATAAGTATTTATTGAGTGGTCACGCTGTAACTGCTGCTGCAACTATGGCTCCAGGTACATTAGCAATATTAGATGTGATAGGGTTTTATAGAGTAACATCTGTAACAACAATTACAGCTCAAGCTACTACTAATACTATTACTACTAGAAATGCTACTTTTACTGCTGATGATACTACAGATATTTGTACATATACATCTACAACATCTTTACCTAGTAATATATTAACAGGTACAAGAGTTCAATTAACAACTACTACTACTTTACCAGCACCATTAGCTACTGCAACAAACTATTATGTAATAAGAATTGATAATTCTACATTCAAATTAGCTACTACTTATGCAAATGCTGTAGCAGGTACAGCTATTGATATTACAACTACAGGTACAGGTACTCATACTATAAATTGGCTATTACCTCGTTATACTAACGGAGCAGGAGTTCAAGCTATTATCTTTAACCCTAACTCTGTAGCATTAGGAGCAGCAACACCGAATATGAGTATTGGTTATACTAATTCTATTAGTACTGCTTCAAGAGCTACGCCTACAGTGTTACCTATTGGTAAAACAGCTTGTCCAAACTCTCAAATTATTTATACGGGAGCCACAGGTACAGGTAAATATAATTATATGATGCCATTACAAGCTGGTGATGCAGGTATAGCTGAAATTAATACTATTCAAAATTCTACATCTTACGTATCAGGTGAGTATTGTGTAGCTTTAGTAAAAGAATTAGGGCGTTTTCCAATTAGCACGTTAGGATTAGCAAGAGAAAGAAACTTCTTATTTGAATATCCTAGTATGCCTAGAATTTACGATGGAGCAGCTATTTATTTTGCTTGGGGTAGTGGAGCAGCAACTCCAGTATCTAGCGCAATATCAGGGCAGTTAAATTTTGTTTGGGGATAATATGAATAAGGAATTTTTAGAACTAGCAAAAAGAGCTACAGAAGAATCATGGGATGCTTATAGAATAATGGCAGAAATGATAGCGTTTCAAAAAGAGGTGGATGCTAAAATAGCAGAGAGAGAAGGAAATAATGATTTAGCGGATAAAATAAGAATACAATAATGTTATTAGCTAACTACTCATATATAAATCAAATATGTGGTCATAATCACTCAGGGATAACTAATCCCGTTTGGGTAATTAGACCTCATACTATGCGTGGATATTATGGTGGATGTGATGTAACTACACAAGAATTATGTGATTCAAAGAAAAAAGATAACTTTCCTACTGGAGGTAATATTCATGCAGCTATAATGTTAAGTGATAAAGGTGGTTTAATTTCAGCTACTACTACATTGTATCAGTCTAATGGATTTAGTAACTTAAATTTAGCAGGTGGATTAAATGGTGTAAGTACATGGGATGGTACATCTACATTAACAGGAGAATTAGGAGCGTTAGCTTATTTAATAACTTCTATTAATGGTTCAAATACTTTATCGGGAGATATACAAGGAGCTGTAAATATCGCAGCAACACTAGCTGGTAGTGGGGATTTAACAGGTGCTCTAGGCGCTTTAATTTCAATACTAGCTGATTTAAATGGTAATGGTGATTTAACAGGTAGTATAGGTAGTGCATTAAATGCAGTCGCTGCTTTGAGTGGTAGTGGAGATATTGCAGGTTCCATTGTAGGAGTTGTAGAAATTATTACATCTATTACAGGGTCGTCTACACTTACAAGCTCTATTATAGGTAATTGGGATATGATTGTTGCTTTATCTGGTAGTAGCACATTTACTTCAGATATTACAGCTTTAGCACACATACTTTGTACTTTAGTTTCAAATGGTACAATAACTTTAACAAGTGGGGCAGTTTCAGGTGATATGAGTTCAACTATATCTTCATCAAGTGAATTAAGCCCAGAAAACTTAGCAGCTTCCGTATGGAATAGTTTAGCTTCTTCCTTTAATACTGTAGGTACTATGGGGGAAATTATGAACAATGTTGGGGCGGGTGCGGATCCTTGGAGTACTATTATACCAGGAGCTTATACACCAGGCCAAGCTGGACATGTTTTAGGTAATTTACTTTCCAATATACCTGATAGTGTATGGGATGAATTGAAGATGACACATACTACATCTGATAGTTACGGTAAAATAGTACAAGATTTAGAAAAATTAGCTAAACAAATAAAGTCACTTACTATCTCACAAATGTAAAATCACTTAGATTTTATATTTAATTTTATTATATTACAATATGAAAGTATTTTTTGATCCCATATTAGGTAAACTTAGACGTAATGACTTGAAAGAGGCAATAGCTTACTTCAATAGTATGGGTATTTATGCTCTTATAGAAGTAGCTAACTATTCTGCGTTACCAGATCCTACTACTGTGCATCATCATATGTATGTTGCTTTAGCAAGTCAAGGTACATCGTGGTTACCTGGTTCTTGGGGAGGCAATTACTACCCTGAAGGTTACTATTATTCAGATGGTACACAATGGATCTATGCTAAAACACCATATCAAGCTTTACAAGTTACAGTAGATGCTGGCTTAGTGGATAATCAATTTGTTTCACCTTTAACATTTAATAATGCTGCTAAATGGAATACTAAAGTATCTTCGGTAACAGGTCCTCAAGTAGATAATACCGACCCTTTAAATCCTATTATAAATACACCAACCCCTATCGCATTAAGAGGATACGTAAGCGGCGGAAACTTCACAACGACAAGCCTTACTTTAGTTGATATAACGGGACTTTCTGTCGCTTTAGCGGCAAATAGTATTTATGAGTTTGACATTAAACTAACTTATGAATCTTCATCAAATCAAGGATTAAATACAGGGGTTAATTTCAGCGCGGCGGGAGCAACAATCGAGGCGGGAGAGGTTGGCGCTCGTGATGCAGAAGTTGGAAAAGTCGTGAGGTTAAACGCCTTTAATACTCCTCACGCTACAGCCGCATGGTTAAGAACTAGTACAACCCCGCAGACACACGAAATAAAAGGGATTGTTAGAACGGGAGCAAACGCTGGGAACTTAACGGCTCAAATATTAAAAGTAGGTTCTGGAACCGCAACGGTATATATTGACTCGTACATAAGAGCTCAAAAAGTATAATGAAAACAGAAAAAAATATAAACGGAAAACCAGCGATTGAGCACAAAAATTTATTTGGTGTTCATTGCGATAAAAATAATTTTTACTTTTTCGAGAGCGAAGTAGAAAGGATTGACTTTTTAAATTTAATTGAGCAGCCTTTAGAAAATCAATTATCTGAAAAAATCGACCTATCTAATATTGATATTGATACGATACCTAGAGACCAATTATTAAAATTAATTAGTAAGATAAAAGAATTAACGTAATGTTTTCACTAAAGCCAGTTATAAAAATCGTTTACGATAATGTCGACATTACGTCCGACATATCTAACGGTTTAATATCATTTACCTATAAAGATAAGGTTTCCGGACAAACGGACGACCTCGATTTACAGTTAGAGGATAGTAAAGGGCTTTAGCCATTTAACGGTTGATCATGCCCTTGAAATTATGTTTCATGGATTATCAGTGATATCAGTATTACTGGTAATTATCATCAATTGGAGCAAATAGGTTAGCTATTAGAAAAAAATACGATGATTTAAAAAAAGACTTATAATATGCAACTAACAGCAAACGAAACAATGTAATGGCAAAGGAAAAGATGTCTAGAGCAAAATTAGGTAAAAAACTTTCGAAAGAATCTATTTTAAAAAGAACTGAAACTAGAAGGATAAATAAGTTAAATAAAATAGAAAAGAACCATGTTGAAAAAGCAGTAGAATATGAACAATAGGTTGTAAAAAATAATTATTATATTTAACAAAAGTTTTTAAATCTATGGCCCAAGTATCTGAATCATT